TGATGCACCTGTAGGAATGTAGTTTCTCTTATATCTATATGTTTGGAAAGCTGTACCCCACTTGCCACTATTAATACTATCTGCCCAATCCCATTGTGCTTGTACTAGACAGCTTGATGGATTGTCGGGCATTAAAGCACCCCCTACGTCAGTAAATCCATCCTCTGTTCTATCAAAGTACATGAATAAATAAGGAATATACTTCTTCCTCATTAAGTCACCAAATATATCGTACCCTGTTATAAGGTAACTAGAATAGGTTATTCCTGTACTATTTTCTGTATACCAATCTAAGTATGAAGTATTTTTATACTGTCCTATGGTGAAATCTGTACCTGCTGATACTAAGAAAGCGAAAGGAGTTACTCTGTTAGTTCTTACTGTAACAGCTACAGTGACTCCTACTCCATCTGCTTGAACAGCATCCGTACCTACCACAATATCTTCCTGTGATGTACTAGCAGTAAATCTAGGAAGTGGTATATAATCTGCTATAAAAGGACTAGCACTTGCTAGAGGACTGATTGTATTAGGATAAAAAGCCTTTAGTGTTAAATCAAGAACTAACTCTCTATTATATGTATTTATATAGTTTGATGAATCATAATCTGCATCATCATTATACAACCATCTAATTCTATTTTCCTGTTCCTCAAACATTCCTACTGCATTTTGTACTGCTACTGCGGGAATAGAATTATAGAATCCCTGAACAGTAGTTAAAGATATTGATTCAGATGAGTACCTACCAGTAGATGTATCTTGAGTTAATATAAAGATTCCTGATCTTGACCAATAAGCTACTGTCCCATTTACTTCTATAACACTTCTAGGGCTTTCTGTACCTATAGAAGAGATCTTAGATACTTGGAATGAGGTAGCTTTAAATCCACCTGTATCGCCAAAGATTTCCCACACACCATTTTCTGAGAATACTAACAGAGAACCTTTGGTAGAAATTAATTTAACTACTTTGGAAATGTCTGGAATTTGAATAGTTCCACCATCAGTATCAATGACATCATTAATATCTTCTGAGGTTGGATCAGCGGAAGTATAGCACTTAGATAAAGCACTAGTAGCTGCTGCTATTTGGGAAAAGAAAATGAAGCCAGAGTAGTATGGTGAATTATCATCCCCACCAGTAATTGAAGAAGATATACCAGAATAAAACACTCTACCTGCATAAGTGGCAATTGTTGTTACATTACCATTCTCTTTATCTGTGGGTAAGACAGCAATACCACTTTCAGTTATTCTAGAAGCACCTCGATGTAAAGCATCAATAACGTAGCTACCCTTTGGGGCAGGAGCATTATCCGTAGAGGCTCTATCCATAAATGTTGGATTATACTTTTCAAAAGTAGCTGAATCTGTAGTATCTGCTTCTTTACCAAAAGTCCACACATCCGCATTACTAGGATATTCTGCAAGAGTTGTAAATGTACAATTGATTGCATCTGATCCGCAAGTAGATACAATTTTAGGAGACCACCCTTGGTTTCTTAGATTATAGAAATGTTCATCAGAAAGAGTTGTGGGTCTTTCATCAAAAGCTAACCCATCAGAAATACCCCATGTATCTCTAATCTGTAAGGTGAGATCAGTTTGAGTTACTACATCAGTTACACTATTATAAGTAAGGAGTACTGGATTAGCTATATTAGCAGAAACCAATACAACATTATTATTAATAGTTGTAACCTGCATGTCTTCGTTAGAAAGACCGTCAATACTAATAGAATTACCACTGTTTAAGAAATCAGTAGTAGGAGAAGCATTTAGTAGATTAATAAACCATAGCTTACTAAAAGACCTAACTATGCCAATCATCTTGGATGTGTCCCCATCAGGACTATTCCAACGGTGTAGGCTTTGTCTCGATCCTGCTAACATAGTCGCAGTATGACCCGTAGCTTTTTTTACATAGCTATCTTCATAATCGATACCAGTTCTACGCGCCCTTCTACCTGTCCTTTCTAGAACAAAGTTGTCTTCATCTACAGATGCGCTTTCTGGAAAGGTTAAAGCAGTCGCTTCAGTAACTAACCCTTTAACGAAGTTATTATGTTGTTTTTCTGAACTAGCCTTTGCCATGACTACTTATCTATTTCCATTCCTTTTACATCTTGTTTCTTGGCTTTCCACATATTAAATGCTTTCTGAGCCATAGATTCTGCGGTAAATAATCCCTGTAATTCTTGAGGTATTTCTCCACCACTATTCCATTTAAAAGTTAATAGAGGTGATTTAGGATCTACGCTCAAGTGAAGTTCTTTTCCTGCTGCTGTTGTGTACATTAACATTAGTATTTTTTCCCTTTTCTTCCCGAATCTCCAAAGGCGATTCCGTTACTTACTTTAAATGCCTCTTGAGACATTCTTCTTCTTTGTATCTGAGATTGTGCTGCTGCAATTGGATTGTCACTTTGTTTTAATATTACAAAGCAAGCAGTCTTTGCATCTGCTAAAAGATAACTGAAGGCTTGGTGAGGTAGATCCGCAACAAAAGTATTAGTAGCAGACCATGTAGGCTGTACTTTACCAAAGCATTGTGATTTACTCTGTTGCATATTAGTACTATCTATTGCTGAATCATAAGAATCAAAGATTAAATACTCATCATCAAAAGATGTATAAAATGTTGGAGCGACATCATTCTTAATATTTAAAGTGACTCCAGTAGCATCTGTAACAATATCTACATCTGTAGCATTACTTTTCCTAACTGATATTAAATCTACAAAATCTTTAGGAGTTTTATATGCTACATCAACATATTTATCATAAGCATCTCCCACTTTTTTAGTATTGTATTTAACCCATTCAATATCAATAGTACTGTCTGGGATCTTCATGTGAGTAGGTCTAGCAGAAGTAGCAGCCTCTAGTCTAATAAACTTTTTTAACTGAGGCCAATCCTTCCCATCAATCAAATTAAAATATGATGTTTTTAGTATCTGAGCTACCTGTGCGCTTTCTACTGTATCAGAAATATCATCCACATTATCTGAATCTAAATCAGATAGTATGTCCTGTGTCATTTCTAGTAACGTCATTGAAGGCATTAGGCTGTCCTACGAATAATAACTGTTATAGTACATCTAGTAGCAGTTGCATTACTGGAAGCTATAACAAAATTTACTGCTTGATTTGCTGTTAAAGTATTAGCACCACTTGGGGATACTGTGTCTACATCTCCAGCTGCACTACCTGATTGAGTAATGGTAAGTACACCCCCCGTTACTGCGGTAGTACCTATCTTAGCCGTTATTACACAATCAGCAGTAGTGAAGGCATTATCAACTACACTTGTAATACTAGTAATTGTTCCTGCATAAGGAGTAGCTAGATAGTAAGTAGTATCAGTAACTAGATTTGCTATGTGCAGATTAAGAGCAAACTCTTGGAATTTCCATGTTCCAGTGCCAGATGAGGCGTGAAGAATTTTATCTGTAGTAGCTGCCGATACACCTTTAGTTTCATGTAGTTCTGCATTAGCTATATTTTTGTGTTCTATTGTCATAAGAAAAACCTAGAAAAGGGGAGATAAACTCCCCCGTTAGATTAAGATTCCACCATTAAACCATGAGCTTCTAGTAAATCTAGAATTTCGATTTGCTTTGCCCGTAAAACAGCGATATCTGCTCTAGCAGCATTAATAGATGTTATTGCTAGATTACGATTTCCTGCTGTATCGTATGCACCTGCCGTAGCTCCTGTACCACCTGCGGGAGCAGCTACTTGTGTTATTGCAGCAGGATCAGCTACATTAGCTTGCCTTTCTGTTATAAGAGGTCGACTAAGGCTATCAGCCAGTAGACAGTTCTCTTTAATTGGATTTGCCATTACATTCTCCTAAGAAAAAAAGGGGAGCGCAAAAGACTCCCCTTTAGTTTGTTACATTATATACAAAAACATTCCCAATTAAGCAGCAGGAACAGTTAAGTACTCTATTATGATTCTTGCTCTACCTGCGGTAAATGTACCCGTAGCTACAACTTGAAGTTGACCTACAGCATCAGTTTTTGCCATGACAGCATTTCCTGAGTTACTACCCGAAGCACAAGTGGAAGACTTTAGTTCTAGAAGAACTTCAGTAGCATCAATAGAAGCTAAAGCTAATGCATCCCATAGTTTATCTTCACCTGTACCGATAGCTGAACCATCAGTTTCAACAAGATCAATGTCATAAGTAGTACCACCTGCGAAGGCAGTAATTACTTGGAAGTAAGCTTCAACAATATAAGTATTCGCAGGTATGCGAAGAATCATTTTGTTATCACCACTGACAGGTAGATCATCAAAATCCCATGTCCATTCAGCCGTTTTAACTGGGCCATTATTCTGAGTTATACCACCAAATTTCTTGTTGGTACTGCGTGGACCATAATGAGTCTCTACACCCCTAATTAAATTAGTTTCAAATCCCATAATAATTCTCCTTAGTAGTTAGTTGGGTGAGTAGCGATAGAGAGCAATGTATCTGTTCTCTGAACACCTAAACCAAAACGAGAGGTTACTTGGAAATTGTCACCACGGTTATTCGGGTCACGCCATCCTTCTGTTCTTGGTTGTCTACGCCATGCATGCATTACTGGTTTGCAATTATCATCTGCAACACACATTATGACGTTCATAACATCGCCGACTTCTGCGGTGTCATTAGCAAGATTGTAACTAGAAGCATTTAGTGCTTCAGTTGCAGTCTTTACTGGTAGGAAGTTAGAAGTCCAAATATCAAAACCAAAGATATTCTTAACAAACTTATGCTCACGAGCAAAGCCATCAGTGATGATGCCTTCAAAATGAGGATTGTTTGAAACATTTACCAGATTGGTTAAGCTATTAAAGGTTGCTTCTACAACTGGATCAACAATCATAATACGACCATTGGCAGGAACACCTGCTTTATCAAGTGATAGTTTAGCTGCAACTAAATCACTGATTGTCATAATACGATTAGTTGCTCCGGCTCCACCTGCTACCCAACGATGAGGCTGTCCGTTAACCAAGTTAACATTAGCATTCGTTTGTCCAGTTCCACTTTCACTTGCAGCTACAGCCAAGAAACGAGTTTCGTGATCTACAGCTAAAGCACGGGTGGATTCAACAGCCCGCATACTCATAAGAGCTTCTACTTGCGCCCCATCTTCACGAAGTTCATCAGATACACGCCAAGCATCAGCTTTGTAATCTGTAATCGAGAGAGTGAGGGTGTTGTTATCAATTGAGTTAAAGTCAAGTGGAGTATCTTCTGCGCCATCTTGAATTGTAACAGTACCGATAGTTTTAATATTTAAAGTCGTGCCACTCCCAAAATCTGTCACATCACGCCACAATCCATCAGGAAGAGCGTATGTTTGTAGATTGTCAAGAATAAACTGACTATACTGTTCTGCTTCAATAAAAGCAGTTGAGTTAGTTGTTAATTGAGACATTGTTATTTCCTTTTAAAATTAGTTATACGCCAAGCTTTCGTCTGGCTTTCTCACCCGCAATTGCCCAAGCATCTTTAACATCTTTGGTATTAAAACTTTTTACCTTAGAATTAAGTTCGCCTGTTGGTTCTGCTTGATACGCTTGTGTATTAACAGATCCCGCACTTGTAGGTGTGACTTGAGGTTGTTGCTGTGGTCCTAGTCCTGCCATCTTAAAGACAGCAGTCGGAGAATTAGCAGCAATTATATTCAAGTCAGATACAGTTAACCCAGAATCAGTAGCGAGTTGGTTATAAACCTCCTCACCTTTAGCCCCATATTGCTTCATAAATCGTTGCGCCACGGTTTTATTATTCTGAGCTTTTGTTTTAACTTGTTCTATCTTAGTTAATTCTTGATTAACTAGTGTAGAAATGTCTTGCTGATTTACTTGAGGTGCAGGGCTTGTCTGCCCATTCGCTTGAGTAGATCTAAGTTCATCAACGAGTTCTCTAGTTGTCCTCTGTCCTTCCAATGTTTGCTTCAAGGAAGCGTTCTCTGCTTCGATTGTAGCAATGTGATTCTGGGCAGGGGCGATAGATGCATAAGCTGCATCTAAAGTTGAGTACTTCTTACCTTCTCCTACAATCCCTTGTAATTCTGTCGGAATTA